AGATTTTCCCACCGACATATTTGCCTACTGCGAACGCNCCNGCCAACGCGACCACCNNACCAAGAAGNGGNGCGAGTTTGGTNAAACTGCTGATCACAGGACCACCCAGCACACTTCCTATTCCACCGATAGCACCAGATAAAGAAGAGAGCACTGTGGTCAGTGCACTGTTTGTAGACTCAGACGCTGGCTTACTACGTCCATGAAGATCGTTCAACAGACGTGAATTGAATCTGTTCAAGGAGGCAGCATGCTCCTCCAAGATCTTGTTCATTTCCTTCTGTGCTTTTAGACCTTCTTCCTCAATACGCAACTGATCGTCCTTGAGATCCCTTTGGGATTCAGATTCTTGTGGCTGTTGCTCAGCAGGATGAACAGGTTCTTTTGTAGACAGGAAGCGACCTTGCGCATCTCGCAGTCGTGATTTCTGGTCGGCGAACGATTTGTTCTTGCGCGAAGAGAAGTTGACCAATGGAATGACATTGTCTTCAGACCGTTCTTCAGAAGCGATCGTGCGCGCTGCTAGTGCCAAAGCACCTGTGCCGCGCGCTCTTCTTTTCTGTTTGTCTTTTCCACGAACTCGTCTCTTTTCAACAGCTGAATCGTTCGCTGCTGCCTCGTTGGCCGATTCTTCCACAGTGATCGGTTGACCCGAGAGTGGAATTGGAATTACTTGATTCTCAATCGGCGACTGTGCTTTCCTGTGTTCAATTACTTCTTCTTCTTCAGGTGGTATCTGTGCATCGTTTGCAGATCCACCACCAGATGGCGGAGGTACTTGGGCAGGCTGGGACTTAGGTGTTGCTCCTTCACTGTCGTCCTCAGTATTCCTACCTTTTGGAGTTACTGTGTTTTGAGCAGTGAAGAACGTGTGAACAAATGATGCTCCTCGTCCAACGCTACGTGCAGCACTACCAACCTTCTTCACACCACGAACAGCGTTCCCTGCAGTGAGAGGACCGATNCCNACGTGATCCAACGCTCCCATCGTNGCTCGTGCACCGAANCCCTTGACTTTCTTTATCAGATCAGCAGTTTTCTGCTGTTCGCCTACAAGGATTGATGTCTGTTTCTCTACCTTGCGAAGATCCTTTTGCAACTTCTCTGGTAAAGAAGAGAACTGNTCTTCTATAGCACNNAGAACNTCAACAAGTTCAGCGTTGGANTCATGGTCTTTGTGACTGAGAGNGGACTTCTGAATTGACTTCAGAAGATTCTCTTCCATCTCCTTAATGGCACGCTTACTGTCGGCGTCTACATTGTCTTTCTCTTTAGCAAGGAACGCATGTAGTGTTTTGAGTTGAGCACCAGAGTTCGTCTTTACGTTTTGGAACTTCTCTTGTGACTTGACGAACTGCTTGTTCTCTTCCTCTATCTTCTTCAGCGAAGCGTTTGACTCAGCAATCATTCGTCTGAGCATCATTCGCTCAGTGATTGATAGTCCTGGTTTCGACAGTTTGCTTAACGCTGCTCGTATCTTGGCAAACTCCTTATCAGGACCATCAACCAGCTTCTTCCGAAGATCACCAGTCAAACGATCAAAGAATTCACGCTCACCAATCTTAGCATTCTTACCACTGACACTGGACTTGGGATCGTCGTCATCATCGTCATCGTCATCGCCAAAGATGTCGGCATCTGATGGAAAGCGATTGTTTGCCACGATGTGTTCCTATGTTTTGTTTAGCCTCTTTCGTACTCTGTTGTCTACAGCGTTAGAGACATGTATCAACATCCGCAAATCCATATCCAACGACAGCAGTTGATTGTGTTCCCTGAGGACCAAATCAATGCGATTGAACAGATTGTCTTCNCTGATGTTAGGGAAGAAACGTGAGCGCGTCGACCGAGAGTTTCACTCGGTGAGACGCGCCACAAGCCTTGCATTTTAGTGTTGTAGACTCAGCCACTCCGTATGCAGAGACAGCCTCGATGTACTTTTCCAGTTCGAAAATCTCATCGCTTGAAAAGTCCTTGATGATTTCATTCCGTTCCAGAATGGTGTTCCGTCCCGGGCCTCGCTTAAGGAACACCGACCGTTCTTGCAACCACTCAACTTCGGTGAAGTCTTCGTCCGATGTTTCTTCTTTCAAAGAAGCTGTCGTGCCCTCTGATCCAAGATCTTCCTCACCACTGTCATTCTCCTCTTCGTAGGATGGATTCTCGTTGGATTCTTCTTTATAGTACGCTTCCTCTTCTTGGAGCTCAGAGAACTCAACNATGTCACGCATCGTCTCGACGCCTAGTTGGTACTTTGCATCCAGATCAGNCCACNTGGAAAGATCCAGTGTTTGAAGATATTCGGTCTTCAAACTTGTGTCAGTGAGGATTGTGCTGATATCCAACGTATCCGGCGACAGGTACTCAGGATGGTCTGTTCTTAAGATTGTCCTACGGATGTGATCCTTGGCAGTGCATGTGAATGGGATCATCTGAGGGTTCTTTGGGAACGACTGCAAGCGATGCCAGTACATGAGGAAGTAGAAGTCCTGTGGTGTCAGATCGAAGGCCGATACACCTTCACCTAGCGTAGANCTGATGGCTTCAACAACATATCGCATCTTCCTCTCTTTCGCTGCCCGNCTCAANTTNGCTTGATGNACNCCTTTCAGATTGCTCACTGTCAACTGTTTGAAGTCGTACAGGCGAAATTCAGACGGAAGACCAATGGACTGATAGTTGGGATCAATCTCTGCTTGAGAGGGTGGTTGGATAACGTCTTCCGTTATACCTTTNCGTTGNCGNTCCANATCGAGTCNNGTTGGACGTCNTTTCGTTGAGAACTTGGAATTGGAACTGGAAGATATCGGTGTATTATTCTTCATGTTTTGTTTCTGTTGTTGTTCCAGACGATCTCTCATTGGATGTCCAGGAGGCAGATTGTCTATAACGTTCTGTTGTCTTTGTTTAGCACGACTGGCCTCCAGTCTCTCCTGTGCCGAACCTCTCCCTTTCCTGTCATCAGATGCAGATCTTCCACTATCGGTGCCCGCAGCAGCACCGTTTCGTGTGTCTTTGATTTTTACGTTTGAGTTGGGGGCACGCGTGGTTGATCCTGGCCGATTTGCAGGAAACTCGTGATACTCTTCGCTGAGTATCTCTATGCGTGGAGGCTGGCGATCGTCACGTGCAGATGCAGACGTGTTCGTCGCTTGACGAGGAGGGGTTTGTGTGGACATTTCAGTTTTATTTGATTTGGAGAAAGAGACTGTTTAGATGCGACCTTCTGTGTGACATTGTAGTGTGTGCGTGTGTTTGATCTTCCTAGACAAATTTCAAATTCACGTAATTGGATGGGAACACGTCTGGTAGCGCTGACAACTTCGGTGGGAAATCAGAGCCGATCTGGCTCATCAACGATGGGATGTCGGTGCTTTCAAATTTCCCAACCTTGATGTTCAACTCGTCCACAGAGAACTCTGTTCCGGCTATGACACGTTCTGATTGAGAACTTCCCAAGTTGTACGTGTCCAGAGTTAGAGGCCAGCATCCACTGTACTCAAAACTCATCACTGTAATCCGTGCTACATCAAGCACCCAGATAGTGATCGTCTTCTTGAAGTCTTTTGGGAAGTAGAACAGACCTGTGCGTCTGTTCATAATCAATCCCTGCCACGTATTCAGATAGTTGGCTACTGTGCCCTCGCTATCTTCATAGAACTTGAGCTGGAGATTCCCAATCGAATAATGCTGTGGAAAGTGATAGTTCTTCCCTGCTCTATAATTGTCTATCTGATCGAATCCGACGAACGGAAGTATAGCTTCTTCTACAGAAGACCAATCAAGAGATGTAGATCCGTTTAGGATCGGCATGTCACACCACCAATTGAAGTTCATCAACGGATCGTGACGTGCCCGCGCTGCTGCCAAAGGATCTTTCAGCCCAGGACTAAACTTGGGAGCGGTGGCTACTCCAGGTCCGTTCAGCATTCTGTTCTTAAGAGAACTCCCAACATTGAAGGCGGCAGACGCTTCAGGTGGGAGTTTCTGTTTTGCTAGACCTTTTGCAGCACTAACTGCCTGGTCCAAAAGCGCCATTAGACGCCTTCTTCTTCAGGGTAGTCAAAGCTGAATGTGACTGATGTAGTGACCACACCAGAAGAGCTGCTGTCCACTTGACTATCGTCCACGGTTTCAGGCCAGCATCCAATGAGTTTGATGTTGGCGACTTCAGCCGGGATATCGTCATACAGAACCAATTCGATTGTGGTCGAATACGTCTCTTTGTATGTACCTGCGTTTTGAATCCAGTCACGTGCCAGTTTCTGCCAACGCAGAAGCATGTTTCTGGTTCCCATGTCACGTGTTTCGATCAGCGTCACTTGGAAGCTGTGCGTGTAGTTTGCACGACCAGCGTATCGCAATTCGATGCCATGAAGCGCGACAGGGACTTGTTCCAGTAAGAAACCAGGAATGGAAGTGGACTGTGCCTTGTAAGTGAAGGTCCTTGAATTTCCTGTTCCTGGCATCGCTGGGATGATCACGTCCCAGTTGTAAGTCTGCAAGGGATCAACAAGGCTGCGGACGTCTTGTAGAGAGGTTCTCATTTATCTAACTCCTGAGTGTATGTGTGAGGACGATGTGAGTTGTTCCTATCAACCCAAGGCACCAACGTTGATTTCCTTGAAGCTGACACCCGCCTTCGTGATCACAATGTCGACACCGATTTCGTGCACAGCGATGACTGGAGTAATGATCACCGTCACGGTCAAGATACCGAGATTGTATTTCGCAGCTGGATTGTTGGACTCATCTGAGATCACTTGGAAATCCAACAGACCACGAGCATCCTTCCAGAACTGCAGATACTGTGTGAGGCTTGTCACGATCATTCGACGCAGGAAGTCATCATTCGGCTCTTGCAGCGAATACATCAGATAGTCTTTAACACCACCCTTGATCACGTTGATCATGCGACGAACGTTCACCCACGACGTAGCAGATTGCTTTGCCTGGAGGGTGACCTGCTCGAATACTGCAGTGCCTGCACCAACGAAACGACGGATGTAGTTGATCTGTGCGTTGAACAACTGCGTGCGTTGAGATTCGTTGTAATCTTGACGCAGCGACAACACATCGATCTGGGCGCGATTCAAACCAGCCGGTGCGTACTGAGGACCAGCCACACGATCGTTTCGAGCGTAAACAGCTGCGACTTTACCACTGCAGGGAATGTAGAGCAGTTTTCCGTTGTAGTTG